GCAACACTGGCCGTACTCTTTACGAGTTCGCCAATGCCGTCATTTATTTCGTTTTGGAATATTTTAATTGTCATGTATTACCTCTACAATAAATATACACGAAAAAAGAATTTTTATTTAATTTCAGATTTTATCTATCTAAAAAGTACTCTACATACGCTGATATGGCGTGTCTTTTGTAATCTTCTATATTCATATTTTCTGGATTAATTTTACCAGAGTTTAGAATATTAGAGAAATCTTGTGGCATCCTCTTGTTAGAAGCAACTGTCTTGCAGATTTCATCTTCAGATATATCTGACATAGCAGTTGTGTTTAAAAGAACATGTATTTTAAGTCTTTCAAGCTCTTTTACCTGAGATTTTGTTAGACCTCTCATGTTTTTCTTTTTGTGGATTCCCAAATAAGCACTATTTAAAGTGGCTGATATTTTGTCAAAGGTTTGATTAGTCCAGACTATAAATTCAGCAACTCCGGGTTTAGACTTTGGGGTGTCTACTCTTTTCTTTCTTGGTCCTTCGTCAAGCTTTGCTGGAGGTCTACCGTTGGGGTTGATTGGTTTTTCAGATTCTTTTTTTTCTGCTAATTTTTCACTAATTTGCCCCTGCTTATCTATTTTTTCAAGATCTTGACTATGATTAGGGTTGTGAAAAGGACTAGCTTTTTCTGGTAGGTTCTCTGAATTTCTGGCTTTGTCTTCTCTTTTAAGCCTCATTTTCTCAACGCCCGGAACTTCTTTGAATCTTTCAAGCACTGTTTCATGAGATATTATATCTCTATCAGCCAACTGTATAAGAAGATTCTTTTCTGTTGACTCATCAGACAAACTCATTTGATCGTAAACAATATGTGGAGATTTTCTAAAGCCCATAGCTTTTCTAACAATCTCACACTCTTGCTCCCAGAACTTTGTAAGTTGGTCTCTGCCGTATTGCAGTCTTTCTACAAGTGTTTTTAAAGATATGAAATTATTTGTAAACCCGCCGCCATTTCCAGCCATACCTGTAAGAGTTGGAGGAACACCCAGTCCAGCATAGATACTATTGAGAACAGAGTTATATTTCTCTGAACCTAAAAATTTGTACACCTGACTGTTTGACTCTGTGTAAGAAAGCTCTGGCCCCCAAACCAGTTCCATCGTACCTCCACCAACATTGCTCGCAAGGATGTCTCTAAGCTTGTTTATTGCGGCTTTATTTGGAAGAATCTTATGATCTAAGTTACCAAGTGTCCACAGTCTAATATTAGAAATAGCCCCATCTAAGGCAGAAAGGTCGGCAAGCCTCATTTTTTCCAACATGATAATATCGTCAAGAATTGCGTATATTAAAGGATTTGCCCAGTTTGTCCAGTCGTCTTTTTTGTAATAAAATACAGATACTCTTTCTGGGTCTAGTTCAACTTTTCTTGCGCCCTGTTTTATCTTCTGCTTTAATTCTGGAGGAAGTGTTTCGATTACGTGTGCGGGTATTGAGCCGTCTTTAAAGTTATCTAAGATAGAATTCGTTCTTATCTCAAATCTATTCCTACCCAAGAAAAGGTTTAGTTGACTATCCTTCATATCAATAGAAAGTGGATTAAAGTAATTGTATCTCCAAGGAATTTGACCTTTTTCAAATTCAGGTACTTCTACAGTGATGTCTTTACCCATTGACTTGATGTACTTTGTTACATCGGGTGTAATATTCGCGTAGCTTCGGTAGGCAATCACCTGTCCTGATCTGTAAAGCAGGTTTGCAAATCTTTCAGATCTTTCTTTTCCGCCACACTTTTTAAACCACTGTTGGTAAAATTTTTCAACACTTTTATTTTCATGAACAATATTTATTCCCTGACAGGTAAAATCACCCATGAGATCAATTACATTTCTAATGATGCCTACTTTGTCGTAAGCGTCCATGCACATTTTGATAATGCGCTTCTGCTTATGTGGAACTTTTTCGTCTGGTCTAAACGCATGATAATCTTGACTTGTAAATCCCGGCCTTACAGACCTGTTTGTTTCGATGTCTTTGAAGTCTCTATAATGATTAGCTTTTGATACTCCTGCGTAGCTTTCGCCAGCTTCAGAGAATTGTTGGAATGCTGTAGCTCTACTGGAAGCGTCGGCGTCGTTCCAAGTTATTAGAGAGTTTTCTTCGTTCATCTTGTCCCTTTATAGGTAATCGGAATGCATTTCAATTGTTATTGTATTATACACAATTAATAGATATCCTTCATGTTTTCAGAAAACCAACTTGGACCGCTATATAGACTTTGATCTTTCTTCTGTTTTGAGTCTTTTGGAATAGATCCGGCAAAGCCACCAAAAAATTCATAATCTTCTTTAGTTGGTGTTCTTGCTATTTTTCTTGCTGCCATGTTAGCCATTATTAAGGATGAGTACCTGTCTTTTCTCATTTTGCTTTTCTTTCCGGCAGCTACGATAACCTCTGGGGTGTCCCACCTATCCCTACCGGATGCAGTTTGTGTCATCTGGATCATAGAAAGTTCGTCTTTAAGTTCTTCTATGTCCATAACACATTCCTCTAAGGTGTCATACATTCTACCCTTCATTCCATCGTCTATATTGGAGATACCCACGGTAACTGAATCAAAACGAGGAAATAAGATTACTTGATCCTCTAAGTCTTTTCTTAGTCCGTGATTAGCTTCTGCTAACCATTCGTACTTAGCAAATTGACACATCTCTAAGATATGTAAGCCACGCTGATCGTCCGTGTCTTTGGGTTTGTCTTCATCTATGACGGGCCATATCTCTATTTCTCCTTCTTGTATTTTATCCCTGTCGTGTAAGGACTCCATTACGGCGATACCGCCACCTTGTGCATCCATAGCAATGTGTATACATGGAAACAGCCTCATAAGGTCTCTGATCTTCCTAGCGCAGTAAGAATAAAAATCTGTCTCTGTAGAATAGCCCCTTTTTACCTTTTCTTTATGTTCTGACCTGTTGGTAGTCCAACAGTTAACTATCCTTCTGTGGTCATGATTGATCTCTAGCACAATAATGCTAAAGTTGTCAACTTCCGAAGCTGGGTCAACGCCAAACACATACTTCTTGTTTGGATCGCCCATCAGCTTTGCCTCAAAGATAATATCATTACCCTTAGAGTCTTTTGTTGTCTCTTTATCGTCCACTACGCAAGACTCTATTAGAGATCTCTTAAAGAACCCCTCTGAGTCGCGAGTAAACACTGCTCCAAACTCCATTTGATAGATACCAGCATGAACTGTTGCCTTAGATCTAGCGACCTGTGAGGCATCCATGAACCCTTCTGGCAATAGCTCGTAAGGTATTCTCATTATGGAATACTCTGTCCAGTCAAAATTGGTAGGAACATCGTCTCCTCCGAATACTTCTCTTAGCTTTACTGGGTCTCCTTGACTTTTTATTATAGATTTCCATCTTTTCCAATATGTAGCGAAATGATTAAAGTCGTAGTAAGCAGTACCAGATAGTATGATTTGATTATCTTTATCTTCTAGCTTGTTCTCGTCTTCATCAGTTATTTGTACGCCTAGTTCTTTCGCCTTTTTTTCTGCGGCCAATCTTTTGACATTCTCAATAGGGTCTGAACTTACAGCAGCAAAACCTGCCACAACAGTCTCGAAAATATCGCGAGGAATAGAAGCAAATTCGTCAGAGATAATATCGTTAGCTCTTTGACCCCTAATTTTTTGTCCGTCGCCAAGTGGTAAGCAAGTAATACGAGAATCGTTAATCCGCATAACGCAACGATCAACGTCTCTACGTGGGCCAGAGTTTCCATCACATATGTCCCTTAAAATTGGAGAATTGTTCCATATAGTTTCCATGTATTCAAAAAGAACTTTAGATTGCCTAAAGGCAGCGCCCACAACAACAACCTTCCTGCCCGGAAGCAAGAGCGCTCTTAGCATAGAGTATAGAGACAGCATGAAAGATTTACCGAAACCACGACTAGCTATAAGCATAGGGAACTTACGATTCCAAAGTTCGTATAGTATGAGCGACTGTGAGGGTAGTAGTTGTACGTTAAATATTTCCTTGACCAAGAAAGAAAAATATTCTGGCCTTGTCATAAGCCAAGTAAGCTTGAGGTGAAAGTCGTCGTCTGAGGAATTTAATATTGAGGTAGGGTCGAATAATTCTTTTTCGTCTACATCTATTTTTAACCAAGCTTCATCTATTTTTTTTAGTTTATTCATTTATAAATTCCATCGACAAACCCGTAATAGACAGCTTCGTCTGCTGTCATATACCAGTCGCCACCTCCTAGTTTTCTTTTTATGTACGATTTAGTTTTAGATAAATTATTTTGACGTTCTTTAAAATATTCTCCTTTTTGGCATCTTTCTGCATATATTTCTATCATTTGTTGCGCAATATATTTTTCAAAGTCAGCTAGGTTTTGTGTGGTTAGATAATGTCCACTTATCTCGCTACTACCCCAGTGAACCATAAACGCAGAGTTGTTAGTAACTAATCGTCTTGTTGCAGCTTGTATAATAACAGTACCCATAGAGCATAACTGACCATAGCCAATAAAAGTGGTTTTACATTTACAGCTTCTTATTGCATCGTATATACCCATCCCAGAATACCAGCAGCCACCCACTGTCTGCATATGTATAGTAATTGGATCTTTGCTTAGGTTTTTTAGTATGTTTATATTTTTAATAAAGTTTTGGAGCATTCTGTGATCTACTCCAGCAGATTCTCCTGAGTCGTCAAACTCATTTATGTATATTTCTCTATTTTTTACGTCTAGATTATAAGCGTGGATTTCACCCACACTGTCTCTGTTTGTTGTCATGACTTGCGCCCTATTGTGTATTTTTCATTAATCCTTTTTAGTAAACTGCTGATTAAATCAAATGCACCCCTTTCGCTACCGGCAAACACAACGTGTACATCGTTAAATACGGCAAACTCCATTAAACATCTTAGTATATACTTTCCCGTTATTTTTACTTTACCTTTTAGTTCTTTGGGTATCTTTGCGCCCTCTGGAAATTTCATTACATCCTCCATAGAGAACTCACATACTATAAATTTATGTTCATATTCCCTCATTCTTTCTACTTCGTTGTAGAAGGCATACTTTCCTTTTCCTAAGTTAAGCGCTATTTCTGAGACGCTAGCTTTTCTTTCTATGCAAACCTTATCTTCCATACCTAAGATAGAATAGTCGCCAGTCTCTAGTTTTCTCTGGACCGTCCCGTTGCATGTGTTAAACTTTTTGAAAAAATAACCCTGCTGCTCTCTTGTGTCTCGAATCACAGTATAACTGGGGGCAGTCTTATATTTAGCCATTATTCTTTCTCACTATTTGTTGAAATAAACCTTGATAGTGTTGTTCACTACCTGTAACCTTTTTGTGGCAGTTTTTACAAAGTGTAATTCCATTATCAACATCAAACCTCAGTGTAGAGGCACTGGCCCATTTTTGTATATGGTGTGCGTTTAGATACTTTTTATAAGAACATCCGGGCATCTGGCATGTAAAGTCGTCTCTTTTGTAGACGCTTATTCTCCAGCGTTTGTATACCGGATCGTTGTAGTCTCTTCTCATGGTATCTCTATCTTAATAATTCTTATATCGTTGAAAATATCTTTTATAAAATTCAAAGTCTCTATAGAGTGATCTGACTTTAGTATCTTAATAGCAAGCTTGTGCATAGCTTTGTAACATGCGTCGTCTGGGTCTTTCGCTTCAACAAATATTATAGGGGTAGAACTATTGTAATCATCTAAATTATATTCTTTTAATCTGGATATAACGAGTGTTAACACCATGTGTACTTTGTATATCTTCATTCTAGATCATGCTTTACCATCATTTTAACTAAATCTTCAAAACTATGCTTGGGTGTCCAGCCTAAGTTCTTGCTTGCTTTACTAGCGTCTCCACGTAAATAATCTACTTCCGCTGGTCTATAAAACTCTGGATCTTGTACTACATAGTCAGACCAATCCTCAATACCAACCTCTTTAAATGCAACGTTTAAAAATTCTCTGATAGTATGTGTTTCACCTGTACAAATTACGTAATCATCAGGACAGTCTTGCTGCAACATCATCCACATCGCTTCACAGTAGTCTCCAGCGTATCCCCAGTCTCGATATGCGTCTAGATTGCCTAGACGAAGCTTGGGAAAACCCTCTCCGTCCACAGGGGAGTTATAAAGCATATTCTCATCGTCTTGCTTAGGGATATCTATAATCGCCCCCATCTCGTTTGTTGGATTGTTCCATTTGACAAACTCACCAATCCACTTGGTAATCTTTCTCGTTACAAAGTTTTCACCTCTACGTGGTCCTTCGTGATTAAATAGTATTCCGGCACTTGCGTGTAGTCCATAACCTTCTCTGTACAGTCTAGTCATGTAATGAGCAGCGCACTTTGCTATAGCATATGGACTTTGCGGCAAGAATTTAGTTTCTTCATTTTGATATTTACTTTCAGCAGTCATACCAACTTCGATGTCATAATTTTTTCCAAACATCTCGCTACTACTCGCTTGGTAGAATCTAGCTCCCACCATATTAAGATCCACTAAGCTTTGCAAGATATTTAAACAGCCTTTTCCTGTTATATCCCAAGTTAATCCCGGCTGATTAAAAGAAACCGCAACATGAGATTGTGCAGCTAAATTATAGACTTCATCTACTTCTCCGTGATTTTTAAATATATTTAAAACACTAGACGAATCTGTAATGTCGCCACTAACTAACTTAAAATTATTGTTATTAAGAATATGCGAAATACGTGTCGTGTTATCAGTACTCGTCCTTCTTGTTGCGCCTATAACTGAGTAGTTTTTCTCCAGTAGCAAGTCCGCTAAATGGCTTCCATCTTGTCCCGTTACGCCAAATATTATAGCTGTCTTCATTTTAGTCCTTGATAGTGTCCGAGTTTAAAAAGGGTTGGTCTACCTGTCCATCTGTAAATTTGTGGAATGCTCCCAGTCTCTCTTTTTCTTTTTTCATGGCTAGTCGCATCTTTTCCATTTCTATTCCGTATTGACTTGTTACATCTGGATTACCCATAAGGTATGCTATCCATCCAACAAGACTCTGTTTGCTGTCTTCTAGTCTCTTGACTCTTTGCTCTCTTGTTGCCTTCATTTCCTTGAGCATCGAGTTTTTCTTTGTTTGGAGTTCACGATAGTCTTTGTTTAAAGATTCCTGTGAAGCCTTCAGAGAAGCCGCCTGACGCTCCATGTTAAACACCATGTCTACATCTTGCTGATCTGGGTCGCGCGCCCTCTCTGCTTGTATTAGACCCTCTAGCGTAGAGATCTGCTCTATGTTATCTTTATTCTGCTTGAGTGACCTGTTCATTAGTAGCTCTAACTTGATGAGGTCAACAACCTGTAGTTCTTCTGTAGGAATAACGTCATCACGAAACTGTGAAATGATTCTAGCCCAGTGATATCTAAAAAGCTTCAGTTCGTCCTCTGTAAACTGCTGTTTTACTTCAACCCAGTAGGGTCTCTGGTCAAGCTCAAAAGCCGCTTTCTCTTCTTTAGATGCACCAACATTGAACTTACGCTTAATAAACTTCTCGACGCTCTCAGGGTCTCTGTCAAGCTTGTCCGCTATATCTTCGTAGGACATAGTACCTATGCTCTTTTCTATGATCGCCTCTTCTTCTTTAGAGATCCTACCTTTCTTCATAGCCACAGTCCTCCATTATTTCTAATATTCTTTTAGATATTTCTTCTTTTCTTGCTTTGGGAAGGTAGACTCCTGCAATCATCTTGAGGTAATCCATACGCATTGACGCCGGAAGAAGCCTATCAATGTTCGTGGAAATGTATAAATAATCAAAATGTTCTTCGTCTACTGCATATTTTTCGTTTTCATCCAAAAGAGTTTCTTCATAATCCAGTTGCGCCGGTTGTAAGACTTTTATTCGTTCATCATCCGAGTTTGAGATGAAGTGATTGTCACGAATGAAATTTTTAAGACGATTAGATAGATTTACACTGAGGAAGTTTTCCAACGGGCGTTTACCATCATATCGTTGGAGCGCATCTATACATATAATGAAAGACTCTTGTTTTATGTCATCTACTGTATATCCATAAAAGGTATATTTAGCAGCAGTCTTATTGATAACCTTTTCTATAACTCTTAGTACTTCATCTTCTATCATGTTAGGGGG